GTAGTGTTGCTCATGATATAGGTTCCTTTTTAGTTGAAATAGTCTTCGTCAAAGTCTTCTTCGGAGTAGTTCTTAGGATCAAACCTCTTGATCTTGTCCTTGAACCGCATCTTATCTCGGTACGTTTCGTCTACTCTTTTGCGATTAGGTTTACGATCATCCTCTTCATAGAACTCGCGAAATCCTTTACGCTTCTTATCATCGTGCTTTGACATATCTTACTCTTCCGTGTCTCCTGGAAAAAATTCGGGGAACGCCTTCTTGACGTACCGCTTGGTAATGCCCTTGTATTCTAGTTTTTTGTCTTTGATCTGAAGGAGGAGTTTAGCCTCTTCAGGAGAAAGACTCTCTAGCATCTCAATGAACATCGTTTCTTTCTTCATCTTGGAGAGGTTGTTCTGACCTCCTTTGATGAAGTAATGCATCTTCTTCAGTTCCTTTGGCAGACGATTGTATCCCCAATTCTGAGGCATGTCAAGTTTCTTGTAAGGTGGTGTTCCAGCTGGTAAGTCTAGAACAATCTCCTTGACAAAGACTAGCTGAAGAACAGCCTTGAAGTCTGGGCGAAAGTTTGCAATCTGCACCATCGCATTGGGTCTATCGTCATGTGACAAGTCGGATACATGTGTCATGATCTCCGGCAGTGTCATCTTGCTCAAATCAATCGTTGCCATATCTTAGAATTCCTGTAGGTGGTTCATTAGTTGTTTCATGCGATTCTTGATGAAGTAGTTCATCAGTTTGTCGCGCCCGTTCTTTGGCGCAGTCTCATAAGTCTCAAGAATCTTAGTCTGATACTCTACCGGAACTTTGCTCAAATCAATCAGCATCTCATTTCGCTTTACATTCCGAAGCATAGTCTCATCGCAAAAAGATTCAAACTCCTGCGTCAACCATGTATTTAGCTTTTTCTCAGTTACAGGCTTCTGGCGAGTACCTGTTACAAAGGAGTCATCACCAGACAGAATGTTGGGGATGCCATCGCCAGTGTCACCTCGAATGATGTGTTCACGCAGAAACTTTTCAGGATCATTCTCGCGCAGAAACTTCTTAGCAGTGGGGCTGTACTGCTCAACATTGACGAATCGTTGTAGTTGCAGGAAGTCCTTGTCACTAGAGACAATCAGAATCTTCTCAGTGCTAGCAGTCTTCAACTCTACACCATGCTTGAGGCAGAATGATGCGATGATGTCATCAGCTTCAGCTTTGCTGACTTGAATGACTTTATACGGAAAGTCAGTTTTCAACTCATCGCGAATACGATTCAGAATCTCAAAGATTTTGTTCCAGTCAAGCGGAGATGATTCACGATTCTTCTTGCGTGAAGCCTTGTAGAATGGAAATGCGTCTTTGCGCCAATAGTTCTTGTCATCTGCGCAGATGATCAACTCACCGTATTCTTTACCGAACTTAACATTCAGCCCACGGAGAGAGTTTACGATCATATGCCGAATCAGATTTTCATCTAGCGTCTTCAGCAGGTCGGGTTGCATCATCAGATTAGAAATTGAAATCTGACTGTAATCAACGAGAATCATTATGTTCCTTAGTTTTCCACTCTTGCAATGATTGTATCAGAGTTTAGTCTTCCTGTCAACTGTGACTCTTTCGTTGTCAATCCTGGAAGCAATTGACGTAGTTTCACCTTGCCGGCAGACATCAGATCCTTGATTGTCTGTTCAGGTTTCCGTAGTTTTTTCGCAACAGAAGTCTCTTCATTGAAGTTCTGAAGTGTAGAACCTTTGACAGACAATCCTCGCGCATCACTGGAATAGTAAACACCAAGTGTTCTTGTCTTAGCGTTATACACCCAAATCTGCTTTGCACCAATGATCTTCTCAGGATGCACACTCTTCAGTTTAGTTTCTGGATCCTCCGCAAGATAAGATACTTTTGCCACCAGAACAGAAGCTGGCTTTTCTTTCTTCTTACGAGCCTTGCGAACTGGCTTGCTGGCTTCGGAGCCTTTGTTCGTCGCAGAAATGATAGCATCCACAAACTCCTTGTACTTTCTGAGTTGGACTTTGGTGAAGTTAGAATAGCCTTCTTTGTACTGAGGATCAGCACCATCAATCACATCTTGAAGATGACTAGCCTTAGGCAGGAAGATGTCACAGATTTTTTTCAGAACAACGGAACTGAGTTTCTTGTTCTTCAGATAGTTGTCAAGATCAATCGAACTCTTGCAGCCAGATGCAATGAAGTCATCAATCAAACCTTCAATGTCACCAGCTTCTTCTCTAGCCTTCTCTGCAATTCTTTGCTGAATGTTGACAGCAGCAGTGACTGGCTTTTCTTCTTCAACCACAACGGGTTGCTTCTTCTGTTGCTGAAGAAGTTTCTTGTACTGTGCTGCGAAGAACTCTTTCGTCTTCTCATCTGGCACGTGCCCGACACAAAGCATTCTAGCAATCCAACCGAATTGCTTGTTGAACTTTGAGTCTGATGCAGCCTTGATAGTAGCCAGTTCTTCTTTAGGTCTACCCACTTGCTTTGCATAGTCGTAGACAAACTCCTTCGCATCTTTACTATCGAAGGAGTAGCTGTACCAATTCAGTGCAGAAGATAAAGTGGGAAGATTGGCTGGATCAGCCCAAGATGGTTCTGGACCCATCATTGTTGGATCCAGTGATGTCAGTTTACGCATGTCCAACTAGATCAAAGTCAATACGCTTCACAGAGTCAAGACGGAACGAACGCCATCCGTTGTTCTCAAGATCCCACACAGACATCACATCTGGGTTCTCTTTCCTGACACGCTCAGTCTTTTTTTCGTATGCTCCAATGAATTCTTCTTTCAGAGTACATAGAAGTTCACGCTCAGTGCCGTCACTCTTCGTGAATACCACTGTTGCTTTGCCCGGCGTCTCCGTCAGGATACCCACCAAGAATTTTCTCATATCTTTCGAATTGACCTCTTGAGTCATTTATCACCTCTTCACTGTGTAGATAATTATAAAGTTCTTTCACACCACCAATGTACTTTGCGCCATGGTAGATGTGAGGTACTGTTGTTGCTTCGGGTACTAGTCTGTGGAGTTGTCTGATTGTGTAGTCTCTTCCGAAGATGTACAATCGGTACTCCAAGTTCATAGTATACAGCAAAAATTCTGCTTTGTCACATGCCCTGCTGTTTTCCGCTCCGTAGATGAAGAACATTATTACTCAACGCGGTAAGATGTGGATGTAACAATCCTCACATGCTCACCAGGATGGTTTCTCATTGTAACTGTGTTTTGAACTCCGTTGTGAACGAAGGTAACACGATAGCCAGTGATCACTGGGCGAAAGACGGGAACGTATTCAGTGCGACACGATTCCCTAGCCTCATAGTGTACTTCAGTCTGGTACTCTACGATGGTTCGATTGGATGCATATCCATCAGCAGCAGCATAGCCAACTGAAGCACCAAGCAAAGTACCAGCGGCACGGGCATCACTTCCGCGAAACGCCTGATTTGCAATGACTGCACCAACCAACGCAGCGAAAGCTGGCGCCGACGCATCGCGTACAGGAACGTTTCTATAAACAGGAACTTGCCTATACGTCGGCACACTTGTCAGTGTGCAGATGGGCGCAGAAAGTTCTAGACTTCTCTCATGTGTCTCAATGGTGGAGACAGATACAACCCGTGCGAGTTGAACTCTCTCATGTGCATTCGCAACGGCACACACGCCAAAAAGCAAAGCGGCTAAAGTTGTCTTGATCAGTTTCATGTTTGTACCTCTCTACTGTGTATATAGTCTAACATGGTCTTCTACACAAGTCAAGCCTTTCGTATCTTTTTTGCAACAAATTCGGTCTTATCTTTCTCCAGAACACCGAGTCTTGCAATGAATCTAACCGAATCCGATACTGCACTATTGATTTTGGTAAAGTATATCAAATCATCTTTTAGTAATTTATCGACCACCATTTCCGTCAGTTTCTTTTTTATATAATCTGGTTCTAATTGATATGAGCCACCAGTATGCATATCATAGGACGACATCTCATAATTACACTGCAAAAGTTTACCCTGAATTATCTCCAAATCATATGGAAGTGGTGCGGTTGATGTAATTGTACTATCCCATTGAGATGGTATACCAACACCCCAACTAATTGGTGATATCGCATTCAGATTACCAGAATTGATAATTGTAGACAATTCATCAGCACTCAAAGTATTGGAGTTGATAGTGTTTAACTCTTGTTTCATAGCCATAATAACCCCTTGGATTGCAAATCACTCTTGTGTCACCAACCATATAGTCGCAGTTGTCATGAGTATGCCCATGAATCCAATACTTGATCTTATGGTTATTGTCTAGAATGAATTCAGATAGATCGGATGCATATGCGTAGTTCGTTTCCGTCATTCTTCTGTATTCCATTGGAACAGATTCAAACGTAGGAAGATGATGACTGATAACAAAAACAGAACCATCAGTTCCTTTGACTGCTGCATCCAGCTTTGTCATGAACTCCGCATGTTCTTCCATTGTGTCTTCTGGAGTTAGTTTGCCAACTTTTTCCTTGAACTTCATCTTCACTTGCATTGGCTTACCAAGTCTTGTTGAATGAAACTCTTCAGCAGTTGTGCCCATGCCAGTGTAGTCGGGCACACGATAAGACACCATCTTGTTGCTGTTGTCGATCAGATTGAAGTCATTCATGAATCCTTTGATGTGGAGGATCGTCCGTGGATTTGCTTTGTTCACATTAGTCCACATGGTTCCACCAAAGAATCGTTGACCACACAGATCAACATATTCATTGTGCAGAAAATGAACATTTGGATAGTTGCTCATCTCATTCCGAAGAATGCCTTCAGACTTTGCGTAGTCACCATTGTAGTGTTCATGGTTGCCCATGATGTAGATGACCTTGCTGAACTCAGAACTAGCTTGCTCAAAGAACTCGCGATACATTCTTTGGTTAGCAGTGTCATCAAGGTTGAAGTCCCTAGCAACGCAGATGTCTCCTGCAAGGATCAGGAGATCAGCGTTCTCTGTGTTTCTGATGTCAAAGCGCCCGAACTCTAGATGTACGTCACTTGTCAATGCGAATTTCATGTCTAAAAGTCTTTCTTGAATACTCTGAATGCCACTGGATGTTCTTCTGCCAATATTTCCTCATTCTCACACGCAATTTGCATTTCGTAACTACTAGGATAGTGTCTCAACAATGCTCTTGCTTGTTGCCGAATGTCTTTAGGAACACGCGGTGTTGCTTTTGGATCCATCATGTCAATCAGAAACTGTCTCGTTCTGTTGACGGCTGACAATCTTTCAAATGGTACAGTCATGTC